TCACAACCGAGTCAGCTTCAGACTACGGTGCTCTAGAAGCTTGAGCCGGACCTGCGAGACATCCTTCTTGACCTTGAGGCGCACCCGTTTGAACACGGTGCCGTCCTCGTCGGTGTCCTTCTCGACGACCTCGGCGTCAGGGTGCTCCACGAGCCACTGGTGCAGCTCCTCGTAGGTGGTCTGGGACAGCTCGAAGAACTCCGGCTTCTCGCACTTTTCCCACCAGACCTTGACGACGCCGGCGCGGGCCAGCAGGCCCTGGTCGATCACGTCCTGGAACAGCTTATACCCTCTGTTCTGGCTGAAGATGACGTTCGTGACGTAGTCCGTTCTGATCTTCGCCGCCGCCTCATCGCCAGGACCCGTGGGGTCGAACTCGACGGGCCGCTTGCCGGTGGCAAAGGCATCGAGGAGCTGCGCCTTCATGTCCTCGACGGCGTCGTAGATGTCGAGGGACATATAGCCACTGTCGGCGTCGTGCGCTTTTCGCGGCCTCTCACCTTGAAAATATTCAAGGACGCGCGTGCGCTCTTTAGACAGCTTGCTCTCGCTGAAACCTACACTTTGGCCGATGCCATACTGGCACATCTGGATGATAGCCGCGTCATCCAGCTTGGGGCGCCTCTCGTTGTTCGCCATCAGGCGCTTTCCTTTTCCGCATAGCGGTCTAGATACATGGCAGCAGCGCGCAGCCGGTCAGAGTTGTCGCCGAGCTTCCCGATGCCGAGATTGCAGGGGTCACATAGCAGCCCGCGAACGCGACCAGTCCGGTGGTCGTGATCCACCGCCATGCGGCGGCCTGGGTTCGGGCGATAGCAGATGGCACAGACGCCGTCCTGCGCTCTCTCCATCGCTTCGTATTCCTCCGGTGTCGTGCCGTAGCGCATTTTGAGCTGTGTGCGCCGCTCTCGCTCGGCCAGCTGATCCCTGGGAATTCTCCTTTTGGACGCCAGGGAGCGGGCGTTCTGGCATGGGCGGCAGACAGCCATGAGGCCGTCTTTGTTCCTACGGTCGGCGCCGAAATCCGCCAAGGGGCGGCTCTCGCCGCACCCTCGGCAGGTTTTCATGGGTCGTCACTCGATCGCTGAATACATATCCTCAGGCGTCTTCAGGGGACGCCATTCACCCTCATTGACGTGGTTCGCGAGCGCCAGGGCGATGACGGTGTCGTCGTGGTGGCCCTTCTCGGCCTCCATGCGCCCGTTGTCGGCCACGATGAACCGCTGCATCTCCTGCAGGGTCGCCTCGTCGTAGACCTCGAGCGCACCATCGCGGTGCTCAGCGCGCAGCTTGTCGATCACCAGGGGCTTCGACTTCTCCGACGTGTAGAAGCCCACCACCTCGGTCTCGGTGTCCGTGACCTTGTCGACCACGACTTCCTGGTAGACGTTCGGGTAGTCCTCGTCCTTGTGCAGGACACGGTTGGTCAGGATGCCGTGGTTGTTACGCTCGCAACAGATCATGGCGTCGTTGTAGAAGCGCCCCAGGTGCGCCAGGACGGTCCCGAAGTGGTCCGGATCATACCGATCGCTGCGCCATACGGCGGTCTGCCTGCGCTGGCTATCGAGCACCTGGGCGACGCTGTAGTCCTTGCGGACGCCTGCGCCCACGTCCCCGCCGATGAAGTAGTCGGCGTGCTCGTCGTGCGGCAGGTAGCAGTGCAGCTCGCCGAGCGGGTCGTCTTCCCACCGCAGCCTGCGCTTGCCCTTCTCGTCCACGTAGCCCCGCAGCGACTTGCGCGCGATCGGCTTGCGCTTCTCCTCGAGGGCCACCGCAACGCGGTCGGGGTTGAACACCGGCCGGCCCGAGGTCAGGAATGCCTCGTCGATGTCGCAGGGATACTCCTGCCGGAACAAGTCAGCGCCCTTCTCGGCGACCCTGAGGCGCCGGAACATGAGCTGCTCGTCGTCCAGGCCGAACGCAGCGACGAGCTTGTCCTCGTCGGGCGTGCGTTCGAAGCCGGGCGTCAGGGGCGCGCGATACTGGTCGTCCCAGAACCATGGCAGGAACACCAGCTCGAAATCGCTCTCGCCCTTGCGGGCGGCGCCGCAGTGCTCCCAGAAGAGATTGAAGCCGTTCGCCGTGGACTCCTCGAACACCACTGTGCCGGGCAGCGTCGGGATCGCGTCCATCAGGCCTGAGTAGTTCGCCGGCGCGCTGTTCTTCGGCCACCAAGCGACCTCCGAGAGGTGTGCCGCGGTGATCGTATCGCCGCGCACAATGCCGTCGCCGCCGGCGGTCGAGATGCGATAGCCGGAGTCCAGCTTGCCGAACACCAGCTCGCGGCGGCCGGCGTTTCGCGTATCTGGGCGCAGGATTGCCGGGCAGCTATCGTGCAGGCGCTTCGTCATCTGGAAGATGGTCTCGGTCGCCGTGATGTCGTGGGCGACCACCAGGGCCTTCTGCGCCTGTCGCTGCGAGACCCACCAGTAGAGGAACGCCTCCACGAACGTGGAGCTGCCCATCTGGCGGCCCTTCAGGATCACGATGCGGACGTAGCCGCGCCGATCAAGTTGCGCCTGAATGCGCCCAAGCAGGTGTCGCTGGGCGCGATTCAGGGTCAGCTTGATGAGCCGCTGGTCCTTGGTGCGGATCGTGACTGCGTTCTCGGCGTAGTAGGCGAAGTCCTCGAACAAGCGACGGCGCACGGCCATCATCTCGGGAGTGATGGCCATGTGGTCCTCTCGTAGGGGCGGTTAGGAGGCGGGGCGCGCCTTGATGGCCTCTGCCTCGGCGCGGATCGCGAACTGGTATGCTCGACTTCTGCCGAAAACTCTTGCAATGACGAGGCTGCGGATGTGGTCTTCGGCGAGCGTGGGAGGAGCGAATGAAGCCGTCTGTCCTGGCAGGTCTTCCAGTCCTCGCGCTTATCGCAGGGCCAGCTCTGAGTGATGAGCCGGACCATAAATACGATGGCATGTATACTGGAGAGAGATTGCTGAAAAAGGGCGAGGTATCCGATTACTGCCCAGCTAAGGAGGATGTATCAGTTACTATTCATGGTGAAACTCTGACATTCACTAACAGCAAACTTCAGAACTATATCCTGCCTTTTGATCCTCATCAGGATGGATCATTTGGCGAGACCCATAATGATGCGAGCGGTGCCACTGTGTGGTATCATGGTCAAATAACGGGAGACCTTATAGAGGTTGACGTCGAAAATTATGTTACAAATCCTCCTTGCGAATACCACTTGCATCTGAAGAAGCACTAGGACTGCTTGGCGAGGTTCAGCAGGAAGTCCTCGGCCTTGCTCACCTCGAGCTTCTGGGCCGGCTTCGCCTTGGTGTATTCCAGCACCGTGCGGATCGCCTGGAGGCGGTCGCGGGTGCTCTCGACGTATTTGCCGTCGTCACCCTTCGCCACGACGATCGCCATCGCGGCGCTCATCACAGTCTTTGCGTTCTCGTCGTCGCCGTGGACGAGCTGATCGGCTTCAGCCATCTGATTGACCCACTTCTTTGCTTTCACGGCCGCGCTGTGGCGGAGGGCCGACAACTCTTTGGCCTTACCCGACCAGCCGTCAGTGAACCCCTTGCGGGTCATCCACTCGCCCCTGGCGATGCGTTCCTTGGCGGCCTGCCGGGACATCTCCCGCTTCGCCTCGAACTCCTCCGCGGTCTTCGGATAGGCGTGAACCTTATCGACCAGTTCGGGGTGCCACACGCCCCTTTGCAGACCCATGCTTTGCAGCATCGGGCGCCGGCTGGTTCTCCTCTGCGGTTTCGCGCGCGGCATGGTGCCTCCACGGGTTCGTGGCGAGCCGGCGCGCGGCAGCCATGTAATGCGCCGGCTGGGCGCGGATGGAGTATTCGTCAAAGGCGGCTTCGATGATCGCGACCTTCTCCGGGACGGTCAGGTGCGGCGAGGCCACGGTGTCGGTGTAGAGGCGCAGGAAGTCGTGGAACTCGACTGCCCGCATCATATCGACCCCATTCCACCGGGCCCGATGCCCATGCCTCCAGAGCCCCCAGGAACGCCGCCCATGCCCCTCTGATGGAGGACCGTAGTGGCGATGTCGTGCATCGTCTGAGCCCCCTGGGGCCCACCAGAGGCCCGTTGTGAGCCTTCAGCGCGGCGCCCTGGAATGGCGAGAAGCGACCCGCCCTGGTCAGCGTGTCGATTGCCGAGTGGATCTCAGGAACGCCGGCCGGCTGGCCGACGGCGCCCGTAGCGGCAGCGATGTGCTGCTTGTAATTGCCCATCGGCATTGGAGCGCCCGGCACCGGCGTCGCAGCACCGGGCCGAGGAGCGCCGGGCACGGGGCTGGGAGCGCCCATATTCGGCGCACCCGGCACCGCGCCACCCTGCGACAGCGCTCTCGCCACCTTCAACCGGTTCGCGGCGCCGTGCGCCATCGAGCTGGTGTGGAGGTGGCTCTGCTCCATGCCCTGACCGGGCACCTTTCCCCCATGCGGGGGATGCATGAAGTTCATTGCGGGGTCCCTTTGGGGCCTTGAGTGAGCAGCCACGCGGGGAACTTCCCCAGGGCTTCAGGGTGGGAGGCGACGTAGGCGCGTGCGAGCGAAGTCTTCGCCGCTTGTGACGGCGCCTGTGCGATGGCGAGAGTGATGTCCGCCAGCTCAGGATGCTGATGAACGAACGTCTGCACCGAGCTGTGGTAGCCGGCGCGGGAGTTGTCGTAGGCGGCGCGAGAGCGGATCGGGCTGCCCTGCGCGTCAACGTCCTGCGTCGGGATGCCAACCGCAGCGGCCTGTCCGGCGGGGTCGCCGTAGACCGCGCGCTGCGCCTCCTGCTGGATCGGCCGCAGGTAGGCGCCCTCATAGGAGCCTGGGTGCGTCTGCAGGAAGTTGGCGAGCTGCGGGTTGATGCTGTTGTTCTGCGCCGCCCTGGCGAGCGCCTGCATGACCACGTCGTGCGTGATTGCAGGGTCCCCGTTGGCAACGTAGTTCGACCAGACCGGGCGAGCCTGCGGGGCAGCAACACCGGCCGCCGGCGCCGCGGACTGTCCGGTAGCGTCGTCCTGCGCGACAGCCGCTCGGACATCCTCCGGCGTGTTTGGCTTGAACGTGGAAGGCTGCGGCTGCGCGGTCGGCGTTGGCGTGCCAGCGCGGATCGGCGTGTTCACCGGGATCGGTGACGGCGCGAGACCGGTTGCCGGGTCGGGCTGCGTAGACGGCCCCATGCCATTGCGGAGCGCCTGAACGCCCGGCAGAGACGACTGGAGCGTGCTCGGGTCGATCCCTGCAGCCTTTAGCGCATTGGCTGACCCCATGGCCTGGAGGACCACCGGCGGCACGTTGAGGCCGAGTGCCTGGTCCCCGATGCGGCCTACCGCGCTCCCGATGTGCTCCGCGGGGTTGACGCGACTTAAGATAAACGGGGCGGCAGCAGCCCAGGGATGCCCGGTCATGACCGCCGCGGCGGCACTGCCGTATTTCCCGAGTGTGCCGCCGAGGGCCTGCAGTGGCCCCGTGGTGTTCTTCAGGAACGACTGGTTGGACAGCGTATTGAGGTCGCGAACGCCGTTCTTAAACTGCGTCACGTCCGCCGGAGAGAGCCTTCCACCAGCATCCTGCGAGATGTCATCGACAGAGTCGAACAGAGACCGCACACCTGGGATGTCCGCGGCGATCGTGTTGTTGTGCGGCAGCGCCTGCCTATTGACGAGCGTGCGGAGGTCCGTCGCCTGATTGGCGTCGATCGCACCGGACTTGCGCCACGCGTTGACGGCGCCGATCAGGTCCGTCTGGAGCTGACTCTTGACGTTGTTCGCGACCACCGTGTCGTGTGGCGCGCTTCCGTTGGCCTGCGTGAGGGCGCTGCGGGCGTCGTTCATCGCGTTGTTGACGCGGATGACGCTCTGCTGATCCTCAGGGCCGTCGGGAATATCCGTGCGAGCCGCGAGGGCGCGCATGGCGGTCGTCTTGGCGGCGGCGCGCGCGGCAGCCGGGATTTCCAGCGCCGCACCGCCCAGGCCGCCTGCCGCAGCGCCCGCCGCGATCTGCGTCGGGTCGACCTGGAGGCCTTTGTCGGTCCCGGCGGTGCTCGCCGCTTCGTTGACCGCGACGCCAGTGGCGCCAGCAACGGCACCCTTGGCAGCACGCGTCGCGCCCCGGATCAGCGGGTTGGTGATTTCAGCCGCCGGGCTGCTCATGCCGAAGCGGCCGAGCGCGGCCGTAGCCACGGCGCCAGGGGCCGCAGCGGCGACATCGCCGGCGGACATTTGCTTCTCGCCGTTGTTCGCCTGCCGGGCAGCGGCGTCGTCGCCGAGAGCCTGCGCGCCGGCGACCGCCGCACCAGCGCCATCGGTGACGAGACCCGCCGCGAGGGCCGGAGAGTAGCCGATTGCGCCGCGCACAAGGGCCTTCCCGGCGTCCGCAGCGGCGGACCCGTAGTTGCCCTGCTTGGCGTCGTTGACCATCGCGGCGCCGGGGTTGTTCCCTGCCGGGGCGGTGGGCGCGTTCTTCTGCAGCCAGTCGCCGGCCGAGTCTGCGCGGGACGCCGTATCCGGCAGCCCAACAGCGCGGAGCACGGCGCCACCGGCATGAGCCAAGTTGCCGAGGCTCGTGACCGCGTCGTGGGCGCCGGCTTGGACCGCTGCCCCCCAGGAGTTGTCTGAGTCGCCCGCCCCCATCGCAGACTGTCGCATCCGGCTGACCATGTCGGCCTGATCGGGCGGAGAGAGCTGCGAAAAGCCATCGTCTACGGTGGCAGTGCGGGAGGTCCCGTCGGGCATCTCGAAAGTTACGTCTGCCACGGGACCTCCTGCGGTTTAGTGGACGGTGAAGCCAAGCCCCGTGCGGGGGTCTACGTTCTGCCACTGAGGCTTGCCGTTCTGGTCTGGCTTCAGGGCGATTGTCGGCTTGGTTGGAGCGCCCTCTTGGACGCCCATCCGCTCGCCGGTGGGGATGACCGAGTGCTGCGCTCGCCACGTTGCGACCGACTGCGCCGGGCCCTGGAGGACGGCAGCGCGCTGCTCGGCGGGCATCGAGAACCACTGGTCGTAGGCGTCGCTCTGCGATTGCAGCCGCGGGACCACCATGCCGGCGATTGTCCGCATCGCGTTGGGGTCCGTGCCGATGCTGCCGACCGTGTGCGTGAAGGTCTCGAACTCTCGCTGCGTGCGGAGTCCGGTTCCCTTCATCCCGCGCGCGGCATCGGCCTGCGTCATCTTCGAGAGCGCATCTTGAAGCTGCGTGCTCGTCGGCACCGTGTTGCCAATCGGGATGCCGAACGTCAGCGCAATCTGGCGCTTCCACTGATCCTGGACGGACGGACCGGCGCCGCTCGTGTTGAGCGTCTGTTGCAGGTTCGTCCACACGGGGAGCTGGCGCTTGGCTTCCTCGCCTTCCGCCTGGATTTCGTCGGCGTCGGCGTAGTTGTCCTTGACGTTCGCCTTGGCCGCGTCGAGCGAGCCATCCAGCCTTGCGGTCAGCGCCTTCGTCTGGTTGCCCGCTGTCGTCACCCTCGTGTCGGCATTCTGCTGGTCGATGCCGAGCTTCACGTTACCCTGGTCGAGCTTCCCGGCCATATAGTTGCCGCGGATCCCGAGCATCTGGAGCTGCGCGCCAAGTTCGGCCGCGCGCATCCGGTTCCCGATGTCCTCTTGGTTCACGCCGACCACAGCGGCGAGACCTCGACCGAGACCGGCGCCGAACGTCGGGCCGGACAGCAGGCCGGAGGCGAGCGCCAGGATGCGGTTCTGGCTGGTCTGCTCCGGTGACGGCAGAATGCCGCGAAGCTGAGCGGCGATGTCGGCGTTCGGGTTGCCCTGCTGCGGCGGCGCCTGCTGTGCGTCCGCGAGACCGGTCGTGGCCGTTGGTGGGGGCGCACCAGCGTTGAAGTGCGCGGCCTCCTGCGCGCGCCGGTTCACGAGGCCCTGGTTGGGATTGCCACCGGCGTTCGTATACTGGCTCATGAGGCCAGGGATCGCCGCAACGTCGCCCTTGGACTCACCGATCACCTTGGCGCCGGCGCCGGTGTTGAAGTCGAAGCTGCCGAGCGCGGTGCGCTGGGTCGGCGTGAGGGTAATTCCAGCATCGGCGGCGGCCTTGTCTACGGTCGCCAGCGACTGGCCGAGACGCGCCTGAAGGCGCTGGTTGGCAGTCCCTTCATCGATCGTCTCAGTCGGCGACGTGGCCACCGTGCCGTAGCCGTTACGCCACTGACCGTCGGTGTCCTTGTAGGGCGTCGCAGAGAACCCTTCGCGCGCCTTCACGAACGCCATCGGGTCCGTCGAGGACTGCATCGGGGCGACGTCAGACGTGCGCACCGGCGGCGCGGGCAGGGTGCCTGGCGGAGCCTGCTGGCCCTGCGGGGTGAACGGCGACAGCGGTGCGTGCGCCGTCATAGAAAGCGCTACAGGGGCCGCTGGAGGCGCTGCGGGGGCTGCCTGGGGTGGTTGCTGCGGAGGCGGCGCCGGAGGCCCGTAGAGGCCCGGATTAAGGCTCTGCGGGGGCGCTGCGGGGGCTGACCCACCTTCCCCTGCCGACTTCGGCGGAGGCGTCTTGTCGTCGGAGAGCGACGGGGGCGCGTCGGTGTCCACACCGGCGCCTTTGCTGTCGCTGCCGTGTTCCGCCAGCCAATCCTGGGCCGCAGCCCACGGATGCGAGAACCAGTCAGACAAGCCGAGCGGCTGAGCGACGGACAGCGACGGCTGGTTGGCGGCCGAAGGCGGCGGCGCGGAAGCCGCTGGAGGCGTCGGCGGAGGTGATTGCGCCGGGGGCGGCGTGGCGACCGTCTGCGCCTGCTGCGCGGTCGCCGCCTGCGCCTGCTGCAGCGGGGACATGAAGGCCGGCATCATGGGGTTGACCAGCGGATTGATGGTCTGCCCCATGCCGCCCGGCGTCGTGATGCCAACTGCCGCGAGAGAGTCCAGCGGCAGCGGCGTCGTAGTGGTGCCCATACTGGACTCCTCTCGTTGAAGCTAAATCACGCCGCCACCGAACACCGCGACGCTGACCGCGGAATAGTCGATCGGCACACCCGCGAAGTTGAGCGTCTCGATTTCGAGGATGTTCGTGTTGTCGCTGAGAATGACAACGCTGCCGACGCCATTGACCGAGCCGGTGACGACATAACCCGTGCATGACAGCGGCTTGCCGAACGTGATGCTGTAGGTTCCGACCTTCTTGCGGGCAACCGAGGCGACGTTGTGGGACGTGGAGACCGCCGCCCCGGCTGTGCCGTTGAACCGCACCCAGGCCGACGACATGGCCGAGCTGGTTTTCGCCGGCCCCTGGTAGACCGGCACTTCGACCGGGCTGTCATACATATTGCCCAGGTCGGTAACGTCCCAGGTGGTTCCGGCGCCGGCCATGATGCCCACATACGGCGTGGCTGGGGACGGCACATAGGTGCCGAACCCGGTGAAGGCATTCCCGATAATCGTAAGGATTGCCTTGCTCGCGGCCTCCACACCCATCAGGATGTTGTTGGTGACGAACTGGCCGGGTGCGCCGTTCGTGCGGTTGAACGTGCAGCCCTGGACCAGCAGCGCGGTCGGCCCGTCGGGGCCTCCACCCGCAAACCAGATGTCTGCGACACCGGCATTGCCCTCGAAATACGTGCCGTGGAACGAGCCGGCCATCGCGCCATTGAGGCCGATATTGCGCTCTGAGTTGAAGATCACGCCGAAGCGGTTCACGTCGGTGCCTCCAACGCCGTTGCCTTCGAAGGCACCGCCGATGAAGTTAACCGTGGTCGGATCGCCAAACGTGGCGCCGTAGTTGAGATTCCCGCCAATCTCGCAGCTGATGAAAGTCAGCGCATTCGGGTTGGAGAAATCGTTGTATTGGCAGGTGATGCCGTAGCTGTTCCACGAGAAGGTGCAGCTATCAAAAATCGACGACAGCACATCGTAACCGAGAAAGCCGTAGCGGAACCCTTCGATCACAAGATCTCGGAATGAGCACCACGCGGCGTCTTTCACCAAAAGGCCAGCGCCGACATTCGCGCCAGCGCCCGGCCCCTGCAGGCGCAGATCGCGAATATCGAAATAAGCGTGCGCTCCCGCACCGCCAGCCGCCGTGCTGCCTTGATAGACCAGCAGGTCGCCAGAGCCCGGGCAGGTGAGCTGTGTATTGCCTTTGCCGCCGCCCTGAATAAGAATCCGGTTTAAGTTGTCGTCGATTGCGAGCGTCGAATAGTTGATCTCCAACCCGCCTGAAATGATGTAGTTGCCAGGTGGGATGTAGATCTTTGCGCCGGTCGCGGTCGCCGCGTTCAGCATGTCTTGGAATGCAGCAGTGCAATCGGTTTTGCCGTCGCCGACCGCGCCGAACTGCTGCGGAGTCAGGTCTGTCATGGCTGCCTTTTTTCCTTATACATAGGGCTCGAGCTATAGCACGTAGTTGCCGCCTTGTGCCCCTGCAGCGCTGTTGTTGCCGAACAAGCCACTCACGCCATTGTAGAGCGACCCACCAAGCGAGCTGGGGCCGAACAGGCCCGTGGCGCCGCCGGTCAGCGGCATTCCGGCCAGCAGACCAAGGCCAGCAATACCGCCAGCGATGTTCGTGGGAGCCGTCGTCTCACCGGTCGTGTTCGTCGTGCCGCCCCAGTTGTTCGAACCGACGACGCCCATGTAGTTGTCGAGCTGCGACCATGGGAAGTTGGTCGACATCTGCCACTGGTCGAGCGCATTCGTAAGCGAGTTCTGGTCCTGCTGCTGTTGCAGCTCGCCTGCGCCGGCACCCAGGTTGAACCCCGTCGTGGCCGCATTCCCGGCCGACTGCGCACCCTCGTAGCCAAGGCCGACGCCGTTGCCGATTTGGGTGTTGGCGTTGAGCTGCGTGTTCGCGTTGCCCAGCTCGTAGTTCAGGCCCGAGTTGAGGCCGGCGGTCGCCGCGTTGACGGTGTTGCCGGCGTTGAACTCGCCGAGGCCCTGTTGCAGGGCCGCGTTCGTGTTCGCGTTCGAGGCGTTGGCGTTGTAGCCGAGCGTCGCTGCGTTCGTCGCCGTGTTCAGGCCCGAGCTGTAGAGGCCCGCGGCGGTTCCCATGCCGGTGTTGTAGGCGTTGTTCTCGATGTTCGCGTCGGCCTGTCCTTCGGCGGTCGCAGCGGCCTGCTGCGCCATGCCCTGGCCCATCGCCGCACGGGACGAGTTCAGGTCCCCTTCGGCAGCGGCCCCGCGGTTCAGTCCGGGCAGCGTCTGCTCGTTCAGCGTCTGGTTGATCGCGTTGTTCGTCGCCGCCAGCTCGGCCTGCGTCTGCGGCGAGTTGGCGTAGGTCTGTGCGTTCGCCTCGATCTGCTGCGTCGGGTTCGCGAGACCCTGGTTCGCTGCGGCCTGGAGCGTGCCCGTGAAGCCATTCAGGGAGTTCGCGCCGCTCACCGCAGCGGAGTTGAGGGCGCTCGACAGGGCCGCATTCGGGCCGGTCGCGGCCGTCTGGCCGGTGCCATAGCCGTTGAGACTGCTCATCAGGCCCGAATTGGGGCCCGCGATGCCATTACTGGCTATGTTCTCGGCGTTGCCCAGGTAGGTTGGTGCGCCGCCCATCAGGGTGGTGCCGGCGCTCTGGGCGCCCGACGCAAGGCCTGGAAAGAGACCGCTCGCGTAGTTACCGCCGGCCGTGATGGCGGAGGCCAACGTGGGGTTCGAGCCGGCGACGAAGTTGCCGGGGTAGGGGCCCGCGCCGAGGTTCTTGTTGAGCGTGTTCCCGGCGTCATTGAAGGCGGTCGTGAGGGCGGCGCCTTGCGGGCCCCAGGGCGCGCTCGAGCTGGTCGAGCTGGACGTGGTGGTGCCGCCGCCGAATAGGCTACCCATCGGGGCAATTCCTTCTGTGCAGACCGACGCGGCGGCCGTGGATGTCGATTGCGTCGCCCACCCGGATGAAACCGTGGGAGCGCATGAAGTGCGCGTTCTGTGCCTCAGGCACGAACAGCGCGTAGACGGGTTTGCTGAGCAGTCTATGCGCGGCGTCGATGTCCTGACGGAAAGCGCGCGCCACCTTGTGCGACCATCGGCGCACTTCAACGTGGACGAAGATGTCCTCCGCCCACTGTTCGTAGCGGATGGTGTAGTCGGGGCGCGCGACCACATCGACCACCAGCCGGTGCTGGTCGTCCGGCGAGAGGTCCATGTGTCGTTCCTCAGGAGTTGGTTGGAGCGGTGCTCAGGTAGCGCCACGCGGCGCCGACGGCGTCGTAATAGACCCAGGCGTCGGCCGTCTGGCCGCTTACGGGCCGCCAGGGGAAGCGCGCGAGGCGCATCATGCCGTCCACGGGCTTCTCTGGGGCCTTCACCGCGGCTGACGGCGTGAGGGCCTGCGTGGCCTTGATGGCCGCCTGGATGCGGCCCAGCTCCTTCTGCACGTAGGCGTCCGCACCGCCCGGTAGGATGGGCTGCACGCTCGTCGAGTAGGCCGTCGGGGCAGTGCTTTTCGCCGTCATCTGCGCCCACCGCTCGTGATGTCGAGGTCATAGCCGGCGATCTCGAAGTCAGCCGCCTGCGTGATGGAGAACTTGAGGGCGAGATACCGGCCGCCGGTGATCCCATCGACCTTGTAGCCCGTGGTGGGGTCGAAGGAGACCGCGGCGTTCCACGTCACAGGCCCCGAAGGGGTGTTTGACCAGCCCACCTGAATGGTGACCGGGACGTTGTCGTAGAGGACGACCTCGGGGAAGATGCGCCGGATCTTCTTGTAGGTCTGCAGATCGCTGCCGACCTGATCCAGAGCGATGCCGGTGCGCTGCAGGAACGCCGGCGGGTTGCATTCCGGCTCATACGGGAACGCCAGCCAGCCCTTGTTCATGAAGTCATACGCCATGACGCGGTTCTGCGTCAGAGTGCTGGTGCCGATGCCGGAGACGCACACCGCGGACTTCACGTAGGAGTTCTGCTGGTCGTAATACGAGCCGCCCACGTTGGCGTAGGTCAGTGTCGCGGACGCTGTGGCGTAGGTCAGGATCGTGTCCATGTTCGCCAGGGTGATCGCCGACACATTCGGGAGGTCGATGAAGGCACCCGTCTGGTTCGGGATGTCATAGACGTAGGCCTGGTTGCAGCGATCGGCGCCCTGGAAGAATGCGTTCGTGTCACCCGTGTTGTAGCAGAAGAACACGCTGTCCAGGTGCGGGACGTAGGCGACGAAGCAGACCTCGGCGTTCTTCACATTGAGGTTGCGGAAGATGGTGTTCTTGTTCCGCTTGTCCACGAGGGACACTTTCGTGACCCCGTCGTGCTGGTAGATGTCCTTGGGGCCGAAGCAGTAGTGAACGCCGTCCACCTCGACCGCGCAGTTCGGGGCGATCAGGCCGCCGGTGGAGAACAGCCGGGCGAAGGAGAAGATGTTGTTGTCGCCGGTCTGCTCGACGCCCCAGATCTCGTTCTCGCTGTAGACCACGAAGACGTTGCGCATCGCGGCGCCGTCCACCAGCGGGGTCGTCAGCTCCTCGAGCTGGTCCTCACCGGCGCTCGTGTTCGGGTTGGCGGCGTCCCAGGAATCAGGGACCTGCCCGTCGAAGGTAAGGTCCGACCACTTGAACATGTTCGGGTAGGCGCCACCCTGTTGAGTGGCGCCCGTGAAGGGATCGACCCAGTTGGCCGGTTTGGTGACGTTGATCGCGATCAGATAGTCGCCCCATGCGCGCAGCGCGCGGCACGTCCACTGGCTGTCCATGTTGGGCAGGATGGCGAACTGCGTGCTCTGCGGGCCGAAGTAGCGGGGCGCTTGATCCGGCCGGTTGACATACTGCACGTCGCCCAGAAAGGTGCCCGTAGTGGCTCTAGGATCGACGCTGGAGGCATAACCGAGGGCTGTCGTGGCAGTGGCCGTGGTGCCGCTCGTAGGGGCCGCTACGGTGATCGTAGGGGCGCTGGTGTAGCCCGCGCCGGCGTTCGACCAGAAGATGCCCGTGACGGTCCCTGCGGTGCTGACCACCGCGTATGCGACGGCCTGTGTGCCGCCCGCGGGCGGAGCCCCGACGGTGACCGCTGGAGGGCTCGCGGCGTTGTAGCCGGTGCCAGCGTTGGTGATCGTGACCGCCCCGAGACCGCTCGGGGTCACTTCGGAGACGCCGTCGCTTTCGTAAGTCCAGAGGCGCCCCTCGGTGGTCATCACAGTGACCGTGTCGTATCCCGTCGAGGGCTGTAGGCCGAGGCAGAAGACGGGTTCAGAGACGAGGCCCGCGTAGGCGGTGCGGAAGATGGGCGCGCGCTCGACGCGGTTGGCGTGGAAGCGCATCCCCGAGGACGCCGACCACGCATTGAGGTCGAGCTGGTAGGGGCTGGGGTCGGTGAGGACGCCCTTCGAGGCGAGGTCCCGGACAGGCACAATCGCCACGGCAGGCTCCTATGCTCAGAGTTTCATGATGAACGCCAGGGCGTAGAACGGGGGCACTGTGGCGACACTGACGGTGTGCGAATGGGTCCCATCGAGGACGATCCCGTGGGTGTGCGCGCCGTCGATGCTGATCGTGTGGTTGTGCGCGTTCCCGTTGCCGACATTGCCGACCACGATGCCCGTGGTGGCCGCGCCCGTGTAGACGCCCGAGGCGTTGCTGCCGATGACCAGCACGTTGTTAGGGCCACCGGGCACCGAAATGGACCCTACGGTCTCCGTGTGGGCGTGTCCGGGGTCATAGACGGGGTGGGTGTGGACCGGGATGTCCCCGATCTGGAGCGCGTAGAGGCCCACGCCGCCGCCATGGTTGTGCGCACCGGCCGTCGTGACCGCCCCGGTGTGGTTGTGGCTGCCCGCGGTGGTCGTGGCGACGTTCTGCTGCGACGTGGCGCCGCCTGTCTGGGCGGCGGCGTAGCTGTTACCGGCCCCGACGATGAACATGTCCTGTAGGTTCGGGGTGCCATTGGCGCCGTTGCAGAGCGCCCAGCCGGCAGGGATCGTCGCGATGCTGCCGGAACACATGCAAATCACGCCGGTGGGCAGCAACTCGTTGCCGGCCTTCTGGATCGACGGTGCGTTGACGGACGCCAGGGCCGCGAGAGCGCCCGCCTGGGACAGCGTAAGGGCGTTCTTCGGGTTCGCATTCGTGGCATCGTTGATCGCCACCGTAAGGCCGCCCGCGGTGCCATTGGTGCCGGTGTTCTTGAGGGCCACCTGACCGCTCCCAGTGACAGGGAGCAGGTCCATTTCCTGCGGAGAGTTGGTGAAGGCCCCGGCGGCATTGTTGAGCTGCGTCGGGGTCCCATTAACGGCCGCGTTAAGGTTCGGCAGGGTCTGTTGCAAGACCGATTTGATAAGCCGAATGTGGCTATCAGCCTGTCCCAGCGGGTCGGTATGAAGCGGGTTCGTGGCGACGAGCTGCGAGACGTAGGTGGCGCTCTCGATGGACATTGTGGCGGGTCCTGGAGGGGACCCGTGACGGGGTCCGGATGGGTTGTGGTGGGGACTGCGGGTTCGTCGTCGTCAGCCGGGCCTGGAGTGAATAACAACAACAACCGAAGCGCCGGCTTTTGAAGTCGATCAGAGAGACCCCCGGTGGGTCATTCGTGGACACTTGAGTCCCGTTCGCGTCGGCGCGCGGCGCATTTGTGGCACAGCAGCACAACAGCAGCAGCAAACAGCGCAGTTTCACTAGTGCTCGCTACACACTGCAACAGCCTACCAAGCGGTGGGATGGCACATGGTGCGCCGGATGTGACGTTCGGCTGGCCAGCAGCGGGGGAAATTCGTTCCTCTATACGCGCGACCTATGAGGATGGGATGACAACGATGTTAAGGAAAAATTTGGGCTGACGGGATGCGCCGACCGTCGGTAGGCCCCCCGCCATCAATTGTGTAGAGAAATCGAACACTGCAAATCCGGAATCCCTCTGATTCCCAAAACGCATGACTCGTTGCGCTCTTCCACTAGCGATGAACCTCTAGTCGTGGCACAACGCTTCCACGGACGGCAGACGAGATAAGCCGGACGGGGCCGATAAGCTTCCTCGGTCCTTAGCAGCACGCGATAGCAAGCGTGGTCAAGGTGAAACAGCTTGCGCGTAGTCGACGCGCGGAGAAAGCCGGTAATCGGCGGATGTGTCGCAAGGCGTCCCGCATCGCGGGCAACGCTGAGCCGCGAGGTGTCAATCACCATACTGCCCTCGTCGCAACTGCCGCCGTGGCTACTGTGTGGATCATTAGGATACAACGGCTAACACAGTCATGAGCTTGTATCAGAGGCAAGCTCAAGGCTGCACCAAGCCCACGTGAGCGTGGGTTTCGCGCAACCTGACTGAGGCAATCACGATGTATCACATCTCAAGCTGAAAAGCGGGAACGCCAAGACGGGTCCAATTCCCGTCAGCACAACATCGGCGGCAATCGCGCGCGGCTGAGTAGATATTTAGCAACTCCAAACTAAACCTAGGAGACGACCATGCGTCACTACCGCGTCACACTGCACCTGCCACACGCGCGGGCATCGAGTGCCACCACAGTCAGCGTGGCAAGCCCCCGTCTGGCCATCAAGCTCATCGCCCGGATGATCCGCGCCTACGCCCGTCAGTTGGGCGTTTCGGTGTTCGCGGTCGACTACGACGTCACGGAGATGGTGTTTTGACGGGCAATGAACTCGCCCTAGCGATGAGTGATGCGGACCTCGAGAAGGCCATCATCGTCGCAGTTGGCGCTGTCGGCTACTACGAAGCCGCCGACGGCTGGCAGTCATATCACGAGCGCGAAGCACGCGAGGACGCCCAGCGCTGGCTGCGTCGTCTGACGAACGTGCGCGCCGAGCGTCGTGCACAGCAGACGGCCATCGCCGCCTGACCGCTTTGCTGTCAGCCATCCACGCGATGGCTGCCGGCACAACGGCCAGACCGCCGTTGAACTCCCACAAGAGAGAGGCTTCGATGTCCGCAAACATGTTCCGGACTGCTGCCGCGCGTCATCCCGACGAAGTTGCCGCACAGGCAAACCTGCCCGCGGGCGAGGCGCGTTACCGGCCGGCGTTCAACGTCTGCTGCTACTTCGACCCGATCGACCGGCTGTCCGTCTACCACAACCCCGGCGAAGGTGTGGTCGTTCGCGCCTACCGTGACGACCAGAACGTCGCCAGCGTCTACCTCGACTCGGAGGCCACCAAGGCGCTCGCCGACGACCTCGCAAACCGCCTTGGCTTCGTCCTGTTGGCCGCCGAAGACACCATCAACCCCACCGAGCGCGCCACCCTGCTGCTCGCCCTGGGCGCAGCCCAGGACCGCGCTATGGCCAACTACACGCGCGCCCGCGATGCCGAGTCGAAGCTGGAGCGGTTGGACCCGCTGCTCAATGAGATCTACGCCGTCATCGACGGCTGACCCGCGGGACGTGTCTGGGAGTGGCGGATTTCCGCCATTCCCGGCCATGTTCGATTTCTCTACACAAGTGAGGGGGTTGCCTCACCTTATATGCTTCTACCTATGCTGCCCTAAAAGGTAGCTCCTGCTATTCCATGCACTTCCTAAAGGCTACGCATCGTCATCCGATAACATCTGATTCATCTGTGTTGCTGATTAGCCGGGAGTAGTTTATGGAGGGGCATCTAGTAGCCAAGCCACTAGCAGCAACCACCCCCACACACACCTGGAACCAACCCATGCGAGCCATCGTAAACCCTATGTATGACCGGAGAATGAGCGCATCTGCTGACCCGGAGAACCGCGATCTTGGTTACGAGTATCGTCGTCGCCTGGGACTGATCGTGAAAGAGGCTCGCCTGAAGAAAGGCCTGACCCAGCAGGACATGGCCGACCACCTGAAGGTCCACTTCACGGCCATCAGTCGCATCGAACGGGGCCTCAACGGTATCCCTCCGGAATGGTATGAGGATATCGCAGAGCTGCTCGGATTGAACAAGGAGCAATTCGCAAGAGAAATCTTGCGGTGGAGTAACCCCTGGTTGTATGCACTGATGTACGGCAAGCGTGAGCTGTCGCTGAAGGAGGACCTCGCCCAAATCCTCGACCGTACCGCTACCCGTCGAGAGTAAACTCGTAGTCTAGAACACCAACAACCGACTACCCCCGGAGTTTCCGATGACACCCGATGATAGGAGCTGCGCTGCTGTCACAGCAGCGCTGGCCGAAGCGTTTGGCTTTGCTCAACTGGATATCATCGAAGTGGAGGGCGAGGGCGACTGGAAGACCACCCCAAGTTGGTCTGCTGCTACACCTGAGATGCTCCGGAGAAGTGAGGAAATGTGCTTCTCCCTCGTCCGAATGACCGACGGTCGGCCGTGGAAGATCGTGAATGTCATGGACCCTCAGACGTTTCTCGCCGAAGCCGTCGACCCCGACGACGCAATGACGATTTTCATTGGAACTCTTGAGCGCAAAATCCCGCCCCTGAAGGCCGCCAGCTAGTCAGACCGAGGTCCCCACATGGAAGTCTACAAGCGGGCAGGGTCCCCATTCTATATGTTGGACCTCGTCGATCCTGCGACTGGCGCCAGGGTGCGTAAGTCGACGCGGGAGAAAGACAAGCGCCGAGCGCAGGAGCGCGCGAGGGAGATTGAGGACCAACTCAGAGCCGAAGCCACGCAAGCAAAGGACGGCCGCAAGGCGATCACGCTTTCCGCTGCATTGACACAATACGTCACACGTCTTGAGGGCGAGCGCAAGGCCAGCGCAGATGGTGCAGCGGCACTGAGGGACAAGACGCTGGGTCTCAACGCACGCATGGCCGGACGCTTCGCGCTGGACGGCGCGATGCTGCTGCACACACTGACGCCGGCGCACATCGCCGAGCTGGTCACCGCACGGCAGAAGGAGGGCAACTCCGCGCAGACGATCGCGCACGAGGTAAAGCTACTGCGGGCGGCCTCACGCTACGCCAAAGAGCTACAGCAGCGTGTCCCAGACATCGACCGCTGGCGGATGCCAGTGGCGAAGCCCAAGACCCGCTATCTGTCCCCTGACGAATGGCGGCAGGTGTTCGAGCAGCTCGACCCCAACCGGCCCGTGACACCGATCGGCAGGGGCGGCCAGCAGGTGCGCTACATCCCCCAGGGGCGCACCTTCACGTCCCGTCAGGACGCCCAGGACCTCCTAGTCGCGATCTCCATGACCGGCGGAAGGTGGCGCGAAGTGGCGCGCCTGACGTGGGACATGATTGATACCGTCGACTGGTCGTGGATGCGCATCTGGGGCACCAAGGACAACGAGGAGCGCATCGTCGGGATGCCCGAGCAGGCCAAGGCGGTCCTGATGCGGCGCTGGCTGGCGCGGGACCAGCACCAGCCGCTGATCTTCCCTGGTCGCTACGGCGGGGAACGCGCGGGGACCTGCAGGGCGATCCTGAGGGCCATGGATGCGGTGGGCCTTAACCGGCCAGACATCGTCGCCAAGCACGGTCGCGCCACTGTGCATAGCCTGCGACACACGTTCGCATCATGGCTGCTGCAGAACGGCGCCGACCTCGCCGAGGTGCAGGAGGCGCTGGGCCACAGCACACTGCAGATGACGCGGCGCTACGCCCATCTAGCGAAGCGTAAGACGGCAACGCGCCTGGGCGCGATCTTGTCGGACGTCGCCCCGGCTATCACAGGAGACTGACATGACGACCACGATCCTGATCTGGGTGTTCTTCCTGGGCGGGGCCGCCTTCTTCACCTCAAGGATCACCTCGAGAAGCGCCGCGAGGAGGACGAGCTGAACCGCTTCGAGGACGCGCTTACCCGGCGGCTTGAGCGGTGGTGATTCTAACAAGACGCTGAGGAAGGACGGGAAATGATCGAGGCCTGGTTGCTGATCGTCCTGGTGGACGCATCCAATCCGATTGCGCGCGATCCCATCGAGTTCTCAAGCCACGAGACCTGCCTCGATGCTGCGCGAGCAATTGCACAACACCAATTTCCTGCTCCAATAGTAGAAAAAGACAAGCCTCCTAGCGAGTGGCAAGTCATATATATGTTGAGATCGGACATAAACATCATCTGCGTGCGCAAATGAGCGAGCCTTCGAAGCCCGATTATGAGAACATGAAAGACAAGGAGCTAAATTTGCGCGCCGACAACGCGGCGCAGGGTCTAGGCGCCATCGGCGAAAGATTGCGTCGCCTTACCAAGAGCACAGAGTATTACTCGGAATGGCTTATGTGGCTAACCATCGTGATCGCAGTCCTCACGTTTGTGCTGGTCGTGCTCACGGGGGCGCTGGTGGTGCTGGCGCTGAAACACTGAGACGACGCTGATTCTACCCTTGCGACTCCGTCTTAAACCCTGATTCTACCCTTGCGATTCCGTCACGGCAATGTGTCCATGGCGTAACACAACAATCGTGGCGGATGCGTGAGGTTCCGCTCTTACTCCGCGCGCGCGAGACAATTCGCGCATCAACGGAGGACGACACGTGTCAGGACGAGTTCTGATTTACGACAACGCGAGCGGCGACAACCAATTCGGCGACGTGAAGAACTACGTGAACCTCAACTACACGCCGGCCAACGCCACGCCGGGGGTTCCCGACACCGTGCTTTATGGGGCCGCGCGCTATACGATCGAAGGCAGCCTCTATAACACCGGCATTGGCGCCGCCGTCTTGTCGCCGGGGGCTAACGTCACGTTTAACGACGACGCGCCGGGCGCCCAATTCTCTTTCGGGAACCTGCTTCAGCCATATGGCTCCAACTTGACGTTCATCTCGAACCTCTCGGCCGGCAACGTGCTGATCGGTCCTGGCGCGACGCTCGACCTCGTTGGCAACAAACTCGTCGGCGACGATGCTATCCACAATCTATGGAACGAGGGTGGAACACTGGAGCTGAACGGTGCGAACCTAGCGCTGGGCGGCCCCGGCTTTATCCAGACCAGCGGCATCACGTCACACGAAACCGAGGTCAACTCCGGGATCAACCAATGGATCTTCCTCGGCAACGTGAAGCAGGGCAGCGCGCTCACGTTGGACTTTAATTTGTTGAACGGGGCCGATCGAATCGAGACGGGGTCGATCCTCTCCGTCGGCGACGGTGGGTTTGCCCCCCACACGGTCGGCAGCGTGACCCTCAATTCCGCGAACAGCCGCACCGGCGATCAAGAGCATTCGGCCGGCAGCGTCAGCGTGAACACCAGCGCGCTCGGCGGCCATTGGGAACAGCTATCCTACGTCGGGTCGAACGGCGTGATGGCGACGACCGGCATCTGGGACAACGTCGTGAAGGCCTGA